AAATTAATGTAAGACCCTCTTCTCGTCTTCTTTGAACTGTACTAAGTCTGTCAACTCTCCTTGTACTATGTAACCGTCAATTTCTGCTATGGCTTGAGCTACCTCAAAGTCTTCAGCGTGTATGTTAGGACCGCAATATTCTTGACCGTCATGAATGAATTTTGTAACAAATATTTTCATTAGTAATAACTTAGCTTTCTTCTATCAAATGATACCTCATCTTCATAGTCTGTGCCTAGCTCAATTAAGCCTCCTTGTCTAATTCGCATCAATGCCATGGTAGCGGAGTCAGCAAAGTCATCGTTTTCTCCGTAAGGAAAAGAAGCCATTTCTTCAATAACCTCTTCGGCAAATGTATCTTCAGTTGCCCACACCATGCCACTTTCAAACATGGGTGAAACAGAGTTCATTCTTGCTATCTTGTCTTGCCCTCTGCTTGGTGAGTAAGATTGTACAGGTATACCTATCTTTCTAAGCTCTTGTGTTAAAGGCGTACCACTGGCTTTTGCCTCAATCAAAACAATATCAGGTTCCCAGTATTTATATTCTTCTAAAGCTATATTTTTTAACTCAGGAAAGTCTACTCTATGTCTTGATGCATCCAATAATATAACAGAAGCTTCATCGCCTTCTTCAGGATAAAATATGCCCCATGTCGTTATAGCCGAGTAGTCAGCCGTTTCTTTTGCACTAAATGCGGTGTCATAGCTTTGTACAATACACTCACACGCAGGAATCTCTTCACTCTCCCAAGTTTTCCACCACTCTCTTTTGATAATTGATCCGCTTTCTGCTGTTGGATTTTGCATCCATTGAGCATTCCATTTGGATACTGGTAAAGATGCTTTTACACCCAAGAGTTCTTCTTTCTTCCAAAACTCTCCCCACAAAGGCTCATCAGATTCAGGCATGATTGCAGGAAATTCTACAAGCTCCCATTGATCAGCGTGTGCTTCTGACTGTCTTTTAAGCAATCGACCTGCTAAGTCTTTGGTCGACCATCGTGTCATTACCAAAATGATAGTGCCACCCGGCTGTAGCCTTTGGCGTGGTCCTGATGTATACCATTCCCAAGCTCCATCCATTGCAGTTGGTGACATGGCATCTTGCTCAGAATGTGGATCGTCAATGATTAATAAGTCTGCACCACGACCTGTAATAGCACCACCCACCCCTGAGTAGAAAGCTTCACCGCCATCATTGGTTGTCCATCGACCTGCTGACTTGTTATCTCCTGATAAGCTAATATTTGGAAAAACTGTTTGATAATCTTCTGAGTCAATAATATTTCTAACTCTACGACCAAACCTTACAGCTAGTTCTGCGGTGTGAGTTGCTTGAATAATTTTCAGTGATGGGTTGAGTCCCATCATCCATGCAGGAAAAAATGTCGATGCAAATTCAGATTTAGAATGTCTAGGTGGTAAACACACAATCAGTCTTTTAAGTTTGCCCTGTGCTATGCGATTAAACTTATCTGCAAGTATCTTGTGGTGTCTGCCCATGATAAAACCTTGCCACATCATTTGTACAAACTCTAAAAAATCATCTCTGCATTTGGTTCTTGCTTTGATGTTTTTCCATTTATCAATCAAAGCCAAGGCTTCTATCTGCTCATCCTTAGATAGAATCTCAAAAGATTTTATTTTGTCTAAATCAAGCATAAGGTGGGAAGTTGGAAAACATCTTTCTTAGGGGGGAGTAATACCAACTTCCCTAGACATGTAATTATGAGAGAGAGGAGATATTGAATAATACCCACAAGAAACATGTCATTCCTCATTTTCACACAGATAATCTTGTTTTAATAGTCCTAGAATGGCATATCCTGCTGTATCAATCCAACTGTCTAAATGCTGTGGATTTTGTGATATGCGAATTAATTTCATGCAAAGCATAATATTACAAGCATCGCTACCTGTTATCGGCTCTGCTATTTTGTTGCCCAGTATGGCATTAATCATGTTTGCTAGGTTGTCAAAAAAATCATCAGAGCTACCGTAGTCATCATCTCTGTCTTCAAGAGTTTGCTGTAATTTAATTAATGCAGTCTCTAAAACAAAGGTATTACTTTTAAGTTTACTCATAACGATCTCCTGTATTAAGTGTTGATTCTAACTTATTTTATTACAAATCTAAAGGTGTTAATTTTGGACTTTTGTTTGCTTGATCTAAACATGCTTGCAAAGATTCTTTAGTATCTATTTCTAAAAGCCTTTCTTCTGTTTTTGCAAACTCTGTTAAATTTTTTTCTTTGTTAAATGGCATAAAAATTACTTTATCTAAAGGCAACGCAACCAAACAAAATAAATCTATTTGACCGTTACCATATCTTTCATCAGAATCTTGTCTTTCTTTCTTTGCTGTTCTTCTGCCACTGCGTAACTCCCAACGATAATAATCTTTGCCTCTTCTTAAATAGGTTGAGTTAGTGGTTTTTACTTGTACTCTGTATAGCTTATTTTGATGATCTAAAATTAAATCGCTTCTATGAGCTTGGGGTGCGAGTATTACAGAGTCGCAAAATCTCAGCAAGTAAGATGCTGCCAAATATTCACCTGCTAACGCTATGCGTGTAGTGGCATGTGGCAAACTGGCTCCTAAATTTTACCCCACTCCTTGCCTTCAAAAAGTAGAGATTCAGCGTTTCGCCTTCGGGTTAATCCCTTAAGCACCTTACCCCCTGCTTTATTCCACCTACACATTTGTGCAGGCACCTCCTCGTAATGACCCCTATTCAAAACTTTAAGCATTGTTGATTTGTTGAGATTGGATGGACCTAAGTTGTAAGTCCATGAAACCAAAGCGTCAAATTGATTTTGATGCAACGGCACTTCTACAGCATCTTCTACATATTTGCAGTATTCCATAAGCTCATGTAATAACATGGATTCAGCTTCTTCTTCTGATATTTTTTGTCCTTCTTGTACATTCTTGGTGTGACCGTAGCCAATCGTCCAAACGCCTACAGCATCTTGATAAGCCTCTAGCTCACAACCCTCAAACTTTTTAATCAGGCAAATGCCTTCTTTTGAAATTTGCATTAATTTAGGGGAAGTAGACCTGATATAATTGCTATTAATAAGGTTCCTAAAAATCCGAAACATCCGAACACCGCCATCCTTAAGGTTTTGTTTAAATCCGCAACTTGTACTTTTATTTCTTCTGTTTCTCGAAATATGGTCTTCCATCTTTCAGCACATTGTGCCTCATGTGATTTAAGGTCTGATGAAACAGATTGTACTGTTGGCTTACTAGTCATCTTTTTTGTCAGGCGTGTTTGAAGCCCCAAAGTAAAACGATATAACTGCCGATGCCAACCCACCTAGATATCCTAACACTAAATTGATTAAAGCTTCAGAATTTTGTTCAGGTGGCTGTAAAGTAACCAAAAATATATAGCCAAGAAATCCACCGACCACAGCAGTACCCATAATTCTAGCTGTCCAATCTTTGCTAAATTTTCCTCTAGCATCTGCTTTGTCTTGAACTTCTAGCTTAAATACATCTACATCAAGCTCTTTCATTTGTACTTCGAAGTTTTGTTCTGCTTTTTTTAGTTCAAGCATTTGTTCAGGGGTGGCTGATTGAATGGCTTGATTGATGGCTTTTGGCTCAGGAGAACAGCCAAGAACTTGTGCCACAACAGAAGCTGCCTGTCCACCTAATGGTCCACCCAAAGCAGAGCCTAGTGTTGGTGCTATGGCTCCTACTACATTTTTAATTAAATTAAATTTCATAATTTATCCTGCTAATGGGTTTTTAGTTTCCAGTTTGTCAATTGCTTTGTCAAGGCTTTGCAAGTCAGCTTTTATCGTAGCAATATCTGTTTTAATTTCTGTCACATCAGGAATAGCAATGCTGTTTATTTGTTTCTCTAAATACTCAACAGATTTTTCTATGCCTGCAAACCTTTCTTCAATTGCTTTTTGTTTTAGTTCGGTGTCACCAATGCCACCAATTTGTGCTTCAAGGTTTTCAATTCTATTAACATAGGTTGCTCCTTGGTAGCCAAAACCTGCTAGTGTTCCAACTATACCTACAAGGGCAATTAGTTGTGTAGTTTTATTTTCAAACCAATTCATATAAATCTCCTAAAGAGTTGGTTGCATGTTTTTAAGATCGTTTAAAGTTTTGATGCTTTGTCCTGCCATGCTATAAAATGCCTCAGTATTATCTGATAGTTTGTTGTTAGTATAAATGTTTTTTGGCTTATACCAAAATTCTTTTTGCGGTATGGATACAAGCCTGTAATTGTTAAAGTTTGGCAAAAAGCCCATTACCGCTATGATTGCATTCTCTGACCCATATTCACCAGTTTCTTCTTGTTTGGCTATAACTTGTTCTTGAGCCATTTGTAAGTTTTGAGCAATAATATTTTCAACCGTTGTCTCTGCATCAGACTCAACAGATGCAATAGAGGTGTCCATTTGATCTTGAGTTGTTTCTGTTGTAACGGTAGCAACTGCTACCTCCGTTGTTGTTTCTGTTTCTACTGCTGTTGAACTAAAAGAGGAGTCTGATACAGACATGCTACTCATGTCTAAAACTTGATTGGTTTGTGCGGTAGAGGATGCAAATTGATCTGAAATGCTTGGTGAGCTACTAACGCTCATGCTTGTATTGGAAGAAGAAGCAAATACGTTGCCTGATGCAGAGCTATTACCAGTTGCATGAACTGAGCTACCTGAGTTGGTGCCACTAATACTGTTTTTAGCTGTCGTAATTGTGGCAGAAACAATCTTAAGTGCTATCTCTCTACTAATAGAACTTTCACCTTTTTCATTTTCTCTTTCTGCAACCTCAAACTCTTCTTGAAATACATCTTCTTCTATAATTTCTTCTCTCTCTATTCTTTCTTCTTCAATTTCAGCCTCAGCCATGCGTTCTTCTATGGCTTCAAACACTTCTTCAACAACTTCTTCTTCAAATATTTCTTCTACAAACTCTTCTTCAGGCTCTTCTAAAATTGCAATTTCTTCTTCTCTTCTAGTTTCTTCTTCAAACCATTCTTCCAATTGGTCTATGGTTTCAAGCTCAATAAATGTTTCAGGCTCACGATAATCTTCTACTAAAAAAGTTTCTTGAAAAATAAATTCTTCTATTAATAAGTCTTCTATAGGCACAAATATCTCTTCTTCTCGCAAAGGAGTATCATTAATGGGAACAAATGGGTCGTAGTAATCTTCTTGTGCAAACATTTGTTCAAAAATTATTTCTTCTTCATAAAAAAATTCTTCTTCTTCGTGGTGTTGCTCCTCAAACTCAAACACAAACTCCTCAAACATTGGCTCTTCTTCGTAGCCGTATTGTTCTTCTTCTTCATACCCATAGTCGAACTCATCTTCTTGAAAATATCCAACATCGTTTTCTTGTCTGTAACCCTGACAAAAAGGTCCGTACTGCGGATCAAGACTGCATTGCAAATCATCGTATGCATCCCAGTAATACGGGCATGACTCATCATAAAGAGAATTTATATTACATTGTTGCGTTAATAAAGCATCTGCATAGCCACTACAACTAGAATCATTCAAAGGGTTGCTACAATCAATACCGCTACCACTTCCCCACCCAAAAAGAGAGCCACCGTTTTCTAAGTTTTGATTTTTATCAGAGCTATTCCAATCGTAATTGTAGCAAGTAGAGCTATTGGTGGTTCCTGTGTTACATTCGTCATGATAGTAATAAGTGTAAGAGTCATCTTTGTTTGCACCAACCTCGCCAATTAGAACATCGTGATTGATAATGTCTAAATGACCGTAACGCAAATCAAAAGAGTTGTTGTTCCACAGTATTATCTCAAAGCTGTTATCAGAAGCACGATTGTATTCTCGCATGTCGTACCAACCAAAAATCATCTTGCTGTTGTCACCCCAAGACTTCATGCGAGAATTAGAGTCTCTAATTAAGTCAGTCCAAAAAGCATATATGGTATATGTGTGCTGTCCGTTAATAGGGTCAGGAGTATAGTCATTACAATAGCTACTACTAGAGCCAAAATGGAGACATCCATTGGTAGCCATCCTCGCTTGACTGAATGTAGAGCCATAAAAAGTAAAATCAAAAGAAAGATCAATTGTGGGTGAAATGCCATCATCTGAAACTTCGTATGCTAACTCGCCCTCAAAATTATTAGCATTTGTTTGTAGGTGATATAAGTCTTGTCCTGATTCATAAGTGTATTGTCCGTATACACTTAAGGATAGCAGACTAGCTACTGCGTAGCATAGAATTCTTTTCGGCATTGTTTAGTGGTTTTAGTTTTTCTTGTGTAAGTTTTTTTAACTAAACCCACAACATCTTTATTGATTTTGTCTCTGTTAGGGTTTCTATCGTGTGTGCATTGCTGAATAAAAAGTTTTTCCTGTTCTTTTGCGTCAGGTCTTTTGGACTTATTTTCAGCCCAAGCCATAGTTGCTTCTGCACCTATTTTACCTTGGTAAGGGCAAGGAGTACCTGCCATTTCCATGGCTTTAAATACTCTTGAGTCTTGACAAAGTATAGACACTGAAGCGACTTTCATACCAGTATCATACAAATACTTTGAAAGTTTTAAGCGTTCACAGTTCTCGTCAGTCACAGTTGCTCCTGTGGAGAACCCAAATACTTGCCCTTGAAAAGCTCCTGACCTACCAACGGTACATAGGTCTTGAGAATAACTCATAATGCTTGGTGCTATAGCAGAGGCAGGGGGTGCCTTGCTTTTAACATTTTGATTTATTGTTTGCGTTGAATTAGATTCGTTGATGTTTCGGTTTGTGTTATCTGATTTAGTATTATTTTCGTTTACGTTTCGGTTGTCGGTTGTGACGTTTGAGTCAGAAGTCGATTGATTAATGTTGGTGTTTTGATTTGTGTTATTACTAGTCGATGTTGAATTATTTGTGTTTGTAACATTCTGATTTACGGTTGAATTTACGGTGGAATTGGATGTCGAAGTCGAAGTATTGACGTTGTTATTCGTATTGGTGTTATTCGATGTCGAGGTGTTCACATTCGTATTAGAATTGGTCGAAACATTCGTATTAGAATTTGTATTAGTCGAATTATTTGTGTTAGTCGATACGTTAGTGTTGCTGTTCGTGTTTGTATTTGTGTTGGTATTTTGATTGGTGTTGGTATTCGTATTGGTATTGGTGGTCGTGGTCGTATTGACCGTATCCAAACTATTGTTTTCGCAATACTGAGTACCGTTGACACAAGCCGTGCCTGATTGTTGGCTTGACTGTGCGTTTGCATTAACAGAAAAGCCAATAACAAGGGTAATTAAAAAGCCTATAGCAGACCAAATGATTAATCTATCGTGTTGTTTTTGCCCGTTCATTGTTAGAAAAATATAGCACAAAAAAGTTTTTTTTCTAAGAAGAGTTATCTGCTAATTTAATTTATTTTTCTATAAGTGTTGACTTCAACACTTTATTAGTGTAAGATTAACTATAGGTAAAGAAGTGGTTCTTTATCATAAAACTTCATATAGGAGAATCAATATGAAAACTACACTACAAAAGTGTTACGAAAAAATGGCTATGATCAAACACAACTCTGATCAGCTAAGGTTGATGGCAGGTAAGTTTGATAATGGTGAGGCGGCTGTTCTTTTGGTCTTAGACGATGACGGGGGTGGCACCAGTGTTACGCCAGTTGCAGTCATGCTTGACCAAGCTCGGATTGATACCTTAAATCCTGACTGGGAATATTCCAAGAAGATTT